CATCACCAAAAATTTGATAATTAGTTGTGTCTTTTCCAACAATAGTAATGTCAAATGCTTGTGGTACATTTACTTGAATACTACTGTTTGAATTACCGTCAGAAAATACAGAACTTATTGCATTACCATCTTGGTCATGAAAAGTTAACCCACCTACGTAAAAATTTGTGTTGCCTGGAGTAACAATGATTGCATCAGTGGCATCAGCTGCTCCTCCTGCATAAACAAATCTAAACACAGATCCAGCTACTGGTGCTGGTAGTGTGTACGTATTATCTTGACCCCCATCTGGAACGAGTAATATTCTTCCGCTGTGTGTAGCGTTTGTAAGAGTTACGTTTCCGTCAGAAAGACTTACCGGTCCATCACCAAGTGTTGTTACTTCAGTGATAGCTCCAGTGCTAGTGTTTTTGCTTATAGTTTTAATTGTACTTTCAGATCTAAGTGGACCTGTAAAAGTTGTGTTAGCCATTTTTAATCTCCTCGGTCATATAGACCTTTTGTTATACAGTCTCTATATCGTCTTCCTAGCAAGTCTGTACAACTAGTTAATACTAGGTAGGAGGGGGATAGCCCCCTCCTTTATTGATTTACGCTCCTGGTGATCCGAAGATACCTCTCCAGTCAGAGAACCCAAAAGAGTATCTCTCTCTAGCTTTGTATCTTACGTTTCCAGTGTCGAAGTCGCCTTCCATAGCAGTTCTAATAGGAGCTCTTGTGAACATTTTTAACCCATTAGGTGAATCTGTTTTAATGAAAAATGCGTCAGTATCAGTTAGGAAGTTGTTTACCACATAACCTTGTGGTACCATTCCCATTGATCTAACTGCATTGATATCATTATCAGCAGTTTGCGTTCTGCCTGGTGTTTTCAATAACCTTTCAGCTACGAATTGTAGGTTGACAGGTATGATCATTTTCATACCTCTAAGAGCAATTTTCATTCCTCTTTCATCCTTCATGTCGGCGATGTCAATCAACATCTGCTCAAGCGAAGTTTCGTTTAAGTCAGCTGCTGTTGATAGCTCGTTCTTTTGCGTTCCACTAAGCGTAGGGTGATCAGTAGCACAAAGCTCTTTATCATCCCCACCAAGGAATGAACTGTTGAACGCTCTGTTAAGAACGTTAGCACCCTTGATTTGTTTAGTGTTAGCCATTGAACGTGCCAATGCCTTCGTGTATCTCGTGCTGATTTTGTCGTAAAGGTTGTCCTCTACGGCTTCTTCAGTTAATGAGAAAGCCAAAGCGATTGTTTCGTGTGAATAGCGTGCAGTGAAAGTTTCTTGTGCTGCTTCATAAACAACACCAGAACCTTCTGGTTTTACCTCTGCATTGCCAAACCCACCAAGCATTACTTCTTCTTCAAAAGCACGGTCAGAATTTTCTAAGTCGAAAATTTCTGTGTGCTGGTTTTCGTATCGGTCGTATTCTAATCCGAACAGAGCATTCAAGCCAGGCTCGAGCTCTTTGACCAATTGCATTCTTGAAATTGCCATTTATCTCTCCTCTAACTATTATGTTCCGGTGATACCTGTGCCTAATTTAACGTGTTCGTTAAACATAACGTACCAGTTAGCATTAGCACTAGAAGCATCATCGTTCTCTGGATCTTTTGTAATCCCAATGATTTTGACCTGTAAGCCAGCTGTAGTAGCCTCAGCGCTACTGTCTATTTCGTTTTTAGACAGACCGTTGATTGCGCTACCTGCAGTAAGAGCAGTATCAGTGTTCTTACCAATATCAGTTTTAGCTATTGTGCCATCACATTGAGCTTCGAAAAGCATGTACGGATCATCATAGATATACGCGTCGATATTAGTTGATCCAGAGATTGAACCTGCGGAGGTTACGTTTATGCTCCCTGGATAGTGATTTGAGTAAGTAGGTTTTTTGCTAGTTGGGTCAATGTAGAAACAACCATTGAACACACCAAGAATTGTTGCACCTGAAGCAGTTCCTTTAATAACGAAACCACCAGATTGTAACACGTGATCGCCTTTAAAAATAGCGTCACTTAAGTTATCTTGGATAGTGTACATAGTTGTACCCATGTTTTGAACACCACTACCAACTTTACCAATTGGTCTATACCCAAATGCTGCGTCAATATTAGCCATGATTTTATCCTCATAGTAATTATTACAACACACTCACCATGAATGTGTCAGTTTTGTGTAACTTATGTGGAGAAAAAACTAGTCGTTTTTCTTACCGCCACCAAAGGTTACGCGAGTTTTCCTGCTTTCATTATGTACAGGCATGCTAGGATGTTGGTCCTTGAGTGGATCATTTGCAACAGCATCATCTTTATCTTGTGCTACTCGCGCAAAATATTTTGAACGCTGCTCAACAATTTCCTCAGGAATTCTTGCTAGCATTAAACCTCCAACAGCTATAACACCTTCATATCTACCTGTATCAAGTACGGGCCATTCCATGTCCGGATATTCGTCTGCTCTCACAAACTCCCATCCTTCTCTAAGTCTAGCGGATACATTTTTTTGATCCATTTGACCTATGGTTTCTGCCCTTATCCATCGGTGCTTAAAGCCCTTTGGTGCAGGTGGTGCATCTAACTGTGATGGTGGAGCCCATTCCTTCCTTCGCTCGGTTTTAGCTCGGGTTTCTGACTCGCGTGACGGTAGTTTATTTTTAATATTTTTTTCCATATGCCTACTCCTTCACGTACTTCGCATATTCGCTTAGTGGCACACCTAGTTTTTTTGCAATGGCTACCTGTGATGGTGTGAGTCTCACAGAACCTTTACGCGCCTTTCCTGGTGCTGCTCTGTTAGCAGAGGCAACAGTTTGAGAAGGCGAAACCTTTTGTTCAAATTTATGAGGAAAAGTATCCCTCATTCTTTTGTCTACTTCACTATAGTATGAATCTGACTTCGGGTCAAATCCTTCTTCCATTAATTTACGATGAATTGAGAAAGAAGTCAAGGTCATTGGTTCATCTGTACCAAACCATTCGTTCTTTTCAGCCCATTCTTGTGCTTTTGGATCAGGTTGACGAGGTGGTGCAGGCTGTCTCGGCATAGGTTGCTGAGGCATTTGGGGCTGATTTGGGTCAACTCCTTGTGCTTGCATCTCCTTTTGTAGTCTTTCTCTTTGTGCTTTATGTGAAGCTGCGCGTTCTTCTTCAATAGATAATCTGCTTATTTTAGCTTGTGCCTCAACTTGTTTATCTACATCTCCTAGATCCATAGCTTGTTTTAGTTCGTTTTTAGCTTGTGTCATCTGTGCTTCCACACGATCTGCAAACTCAGTAACGTAACCAGTATCTATTTGATTTGATCTTGCTGCTTGTTCTTGTGCTTCTTTCTGCACACCTTGTGCGTACTGCACAGCAGCTTGTTCGCGTCTTTCAGCTTCTCTTAATTTTTTAGTTAATTTGTCTATTCTCGATTGAACCTTTTGTCCATAATCGTCCATCTCCTCTGTCGATGCAGTTTCAACTGTTGTCTCTACAACAGGAACTTCTTCTTCAGGATTAATGGTTTTTTTAGTATCTGCTATTTCTACATCCACAGGTGAACCAGTGTCAGGTAAATCTACCATCTTTTCTTCTGCTTCGCTCTGTGTCTGCACTTTATTTTCTGCAGGCATATTTTCTCCTGTTAGTTTCTAAATTGCAAGATATCCTCTGGGTCTTTTACCACAGCAATTATCTCGTCCTCATTAAGTATCCTAACTTCACCACCCTCTATACCAAAACGTGATCCGGCATAACGACCAAATATAATCCAGTCATTTACTTTACACCAAGGTCCGTTTGGATATCTCACTTCGTCCTTATAACAATCTGGTCCCATCTTAAGAACCAATCCTGTTACGGTCGTATAACTACGCTCTTGCATTGTTTCATCAGTTAATAAAACACCACCTTTTGTTTTACCTTGTCCTTTGTAGGGTAAAACAAGCATACGCCAACCAGTAGGTTCTGGTAAACGTTCCAATACTTTTTCTGTGGGTAAATGCTCTATATCTTTTGTAGCATCTTCTTGTATTTTTTTAAGAAATCTGTTTTCTTTATCTTCAGCTTTCTTGTTATTTTCGTCAGCCTCAACTGCAAGGTCTTTTTCTTCTAACGCAAATTTACGTTTAGGTATTATTGTTGCCATCTTCGTCCTCATCTTTCTGCAGGTCTTGTACTTCCTGTTCAATTATAGTGTAAGCTTTATACTCACCAACAGCTTTCATGTATTCCTCAAAGCTAGGTAAGCCTATAGCTATTACTTCTTTTAGTTCATCTTTGCGCGATCTAATCTTTTTCAAGACGAGATAAACCGCGTTTTCGTCTCTCATTAATTAGTTCTATATACTAACAATTCCATTTACGCAAAGATTTATTTATTCTAGAGTTAGGATCTCTAGCTGTCTTTGCACTTGTTCTTCTTTTCTTCATTCCTTCCATTCTAGCACAAAACGATTTACGACGTTTTGCAGCTTTAGAACCTTTTTTTAATTTAGATGGTTTAGTGGTAACTGCTGTCTTTAGTTTAGAACCTGGGTTAGCAGCACGATAGGATGCTACACCTTTCTTGTTCAATCCTCCAGATTTACTTTTACCTTCTTTTCTTTGCCAAGCCGGTGTTGCCATTACATTTTTCTGCCTGCATAGTAACTTCTATAACTAGGGTTAGACAGTTCTACACCATCGTAAGATCCAGACATATTAGGTCCGATATACCCACCACCTGCTTTTTTAATTGTAGCAACGTTAGATGGTTTAGGCCCAGTGTTACCTGCTTTTTGTTTTCTTGAAACAGCAGATGCTTTTTGACCTTTGCTCATGGCTCTAGCTTTAGCTATAGGAACACACTTAGGATATTTTTTTCTTTTCTCGCCACCAGATCTACCACATTTAGGATATGATCCATCTGATTTTTTATTGGCTATATCTACCCAATTTTCGTTTACCCAAGATCTAAGACCTTTTTTTGCCATTACGTTTTCTTTGTTACTTTGCGTCTGTTTTCCATTACTGCACCACAACCTTTTGCAATGCCACCCTGTTCATAGTTTGACACTCTTTTTCTTTTTTGTGATACGTTGTTAGACATCAAGCCTCCAGCAGCTTTCTTTTTCTTTTTGCCGCCAGGAGTAACCTTACCAGAGCATACAGCACTAGCGTACATATTTGCATATGCGCTAGGATAAACTTTAAATTTACGTTTAGCTGCAGCTTTACCCTTAGGACACAATTTACCCATTACGACCTCGCTGTTTTTTTCGCTCTTGCAAAAGCACCGGCTTTAGGCGCACCCTTTGCACCTTTCTTTCTCATTTTTTCACCACGTGCTCTTTTAGCGTGTATGTTTGCGTACAATCCAGGAGAACCTCCTCCAGCCATTTTTTGCTTTGCACCTTTTTTAGCACCAGCAATTCTATCTGCTTGAGTAGGATTAGGATTGTTATCTATTCCAGCTTTTACAGAAAGCATACCAAAAGAAGATTTCTTTCCGTTAGCCTTCTTAGCTTTTTTCTTCATTACTTTTTTCTTTGGCTTCATCATTTTTTAACTAAGCTCCCTCCAAAATATAATCCTACGATAGCTGACATTAAGTGCGTATCCATAGGTGTGATTACAACGCCTGCATACTGTCTGTCTACAAGCATTTCTTTCTGTTCTATCAAGAACAAGAAACCTCTACTAAATTCAGTCCATGTCAAAAATACTGCTGTATCAAAAAATACTGGCACTATCTTTGGCCACACTATTATAAAGAATACTGCTGTAAGTGCAATAATTCTTCGTGTAAATTGAAACCCTTTGTTATCATAAGTTCTTGCACTTTCAATGTGTTTCATCTGTGCGTTTGCACGTGCAATCAATAACTTCTGCTCTTCTTGTTTTGCTTTGATGCTCTG